GCCGCGCGCGAAAGGTCGTCTGGCGCTTGCGCGCCAGGGTCAGCGGGTCGCCTTCTTTGGTGATTTCCCAGCGATCGATCTCATCGCAGATCAGGTAACGGATCGGCCGACTGGCCAGGCCCGCGGGACTGTTGGCGCCGGCGATGGTCAGGTGGCCGCCGGGAAACACTTTGTGGGTGATGGTCGACGCGCTATTGCGGGCCTTCACTCGACCGATCTTCTCGGCCAAGCTCGGCGAGTCGCGAAACATCGTGGCGACCCGGTCTTTCGAGAACGCCTCACCCATGGGCGTGACGTTCGGCTGGATGGCCAGAATCGGGCCGGGGTCCAAGTCGACGATATACCCAATGAAATTGAGCAGGCACTCGGTTTTCCCGGCCTGCGAGCTGCTTTTGAACACCACTCGTTCGCAGGCATGGTAAGGCGACAGGTAGTCCATCGGCATGACCAAGTGCGGCGCTCGGGCATTGTTCCACAAGCCCGGCTCGGCCGAGGCTTCCGGGGAAAGGTAGCGGTAACGCTCGGCCCACTCCGAAATCAGCAACCGGGGTGGGGCGCTCAGGGCCTCCGCCAGGGCGTTCAGCGGGGCCGCGAACCGCTCTTCAAGACTTGCGGATGGAGTCTCCACGCGATAACTCATCCAAAGCGATATGGATGGCCTCGCGCACGCATCGCTCGACCTCCCGCAGCTCGGTCATCCGTAACAAGGCCGGCGCCACGCGGGCCGGGACCGAGAGCAGGCGCTCTTTGATGATCTGGCCCTTTTCGGCCCAAACGCGGGACACCTCCTCGACCGGCAGCAGCTGCCCGGTGCGTTGCTTGAACTCCAGCTCGGCCAGATTAGCCTTGAACAGCTCATTCTTGGCCTTGGCCTTGGCGAGCGTTCCATAGGGGCCGCTGGCGGACTCCTCGGCCGCGGTCCGCCGCCCGGAGCCCGGACGACGACCGCCGCGCTGGCCGATCGTCGGCGCGGCCTTCTCCTCGACCGTCTCAACGACCTCCACCATCAGCGCAGCCCGGCAAGCTTATGGGTTTGCAGGGAGACCCGCCAGCCATGGGCGGCCGCGGCCTCGATGCACAACCGCGTGGCGGCCGGGGACTGGCTCAAGGGTTGCAGCCAGACCGGGACCGGATCGCCCTGCCGTTGACCGAGCAGGTCCAACAGCGCGGCCAGATCCCGGTCCCGGCCGACCGGCATCTTGATCTCGTCGGCCACGTCGAGCAGGCGGCGATCCACCTGGCGCCCGCCGGGCATGCCGACCTTTGGACTGAGGGTGATCCAGTCGGTCTGCACGAGCGTGGTCTCGGGCACGCCGACCGTCCCCGAGGTCTCGATCTGCACATAGCACCCGTCAGCATTCAGCCGGGTCAGCAACGCATTCAGGTCTTGCTCGAACGGCTCGCCACCGGTCACCACCACATGACGGCCAGGCCGGTAGCCGGTCCAATCGGCCAGCACGTCCGGAGTCACCTCAGCCACGAGGGCGCTTTCCGGCGGGGCCTGGATCAGCTCCTCGAAGGTGACCGGCCGCGGCGCCTGCTTCCAGGTGTAGGGCGTATCGCACCAGGGACACCCGACCCCGCACCCATGCAAACGGATGAAGGCGGCCGGGGTTCCGGTGAAGAAGCCCTCGCCTTGTACCGAATGGAAGACTTCGGCGACCTTCAGCACTGGTCTAACTCCGCGGTGGCCGAGCACTTGCGGGTTTCTTCCACCGTGCAGCGGATCAGGGCGACGCCGGTCCCGGCGAGCTGAGCCGGGCCGACGACGGTCAGCAGGTGCTCGGCAAGGTTCTCGGCCGTCGGGTTGAACGGGACTACGACCACCGACTCGGGCGAGACGGCCTCAATGGCCGGGCGGAAGGGGTCTTCCTCCCACAGCAGTAGGCGGTGGTCCCAGTGATCCTCGAGCCATTGGCAGAGCCGGGCCTTCATCACCCCAAAGTCGATGACCATACCGATGGCGTTCAGCTCGTCAGCCTCGCAGGTAAAGTGGATCGTATAGCGATGGCCGTGCAGATGTTCGCAGTGGCCACCTTGGCCGACCACCCGATGGCCGCAATCGATCTCGTGGTAACGCGTCGCGGTGATCATCTCAAGTCCTCCAAGTACGCCAGGCGGTCCGCCTCGGCACGCGCCGGGTCCTCCCATGGGAAGACAATCCAGGCCAAACCGACATTGGTCAGCACCGCGTCGTAGCCGTAGTCCGCCGGGTCGGTCTGCCGGGTGACCCAGACGTGGACCGGGCCAAGGGTCGGGCACTCGCCACGCAAGCGGCGCAGGGTCTGCCCGGTGTCGTGGATGTCATCGAGGGTCAGCACATCAGGGGCGGGGGCGTCGACCAGGGGCACCCCGAGCCGATGGCTCACGGCCACTGCCAACGGCAGGCCTCCACGTGGAACACCGTAGACGCCGCGCAGCCCGAGTCCGCAGTTGGCCTCGGCGATGGTCTGCACGGCGCGGTCGAAATCGGTCCAGGTCAGGTGAATCATGCCGCGTAACCCTGCCCCTTGATGGCCTCCATGAACTCCGAGCGGGCCGCGGCATTCTCACGCAGGGCCCCGCGCATGATCGAGGTCACCATCTTCGAGTCGGTATCCCGCACACCTCTCCAGCTCATGCACAGGTGCTCGGCCTTCACCACCACGCCCAAGCCTTTCGGCTGAATCAGACGCTCGATCTCATCCGCAAGCTGCACCGCGGCCTCCTCCTGGATCTGCGGCCGGGCCATCACCCACTCGGTTAGCCGATTAAACTTGGAGAGCCCGATCAGCGTCTCGCCCGGAATCACCCCGATCCAGGCCGAGCCAATGATCGGGACCAGGTGATGCGAGCAGGTCGAGCGCACGGCAATCGGGCCCACCGTGTAGAGCTCATCCAGGGCGCGGGTATTGGGGAACGTGGTCAGCTTCGGGCGCGGGTGAAACCGCCCGCGCTGCGTCTCATCGACCAGCATCCGGGCGACCCGGGCCGGCGTCTCGCGGGTATTCGGGTCGTACCGCCAGTCGATCCGCAGCGCCTCCAGCAACTGCACCATGGCGGCCTCCACCTCGCGGCGGATGACCTCGCGGCGCTCGGCATCGCACTCGGTCAGGGGCTCATTGGCCCGGGTCGGCCGGTCGGTCAGCCAAGTCGGCAAGACGATCGGTTGGGTGGCTTGGGCGGTTTCACTCATGCGGCATCCTCCAGCCGGTCGGCGAGCCGTCCGGGCAGACGGCCGTGGTGTTGCTTAAACCAGGAACCCTGATACCCATAGCGGGTGTCGGGGAGATCCATGTAATCCGTCAACAGGTCATACCGCGGCAGGCTCAAGACGGCCAGATACGGTTTACCGATGTTCACCAGCAGCGGCCGACGCTGGTCCAGCCCAAGCGCGGCGGCCTGCTGGGTGACCGAGGCGCGGGTGCACACCTGCGACGGCGTCCCGATCCTGCTCTCGTAGGGACTGATCACCGTCTCCGACGGAATCAATCCATATTTGCCGGATAGGATGTAGATGTCCGGGAGCGCGGCCACCGACAGCGACCAATGCAAGGCCGTGCGAAAGACGGGGCCTTGGTACATCCGCCAGGCCGGGCAAGGGCGGTCGCGCTTACGCGAGCCGCAACCGAGGATGATCTCGGTCACGCGGCATACTCCGTCGGGTCCACTAGACCGGCCTCGCGGAACGCCTCTTTGCGCTCCTGACAGGCGCCACAGCGACCGCAATGGACCTCGCCTTGCGGGTCATAGCACGTCCAGGTCAGCCCATAAGGCACGCCCAGCGCATCCCCGCGGCGGGCGATGTCGGTCTTGCTCAGGGCAAGGTACGGGGCATGGATGGCAATCCGCCGATCCGACCAGACGCCCAGATTGAGCGCGTCCTCCAAGGCTCGAATAAAGGGCTCGCGGCAGTCGGGATAGATGGCATGGTCGCCGGCGTGCACCGCCGTGGCGACGCGCTCGGCACCATGCGCCACCGCCACCCCGAAGGCGGTCGCGAGCAGAATCGCGTTGCGGCTCGGCACGACCGTGGCTTTCATGGTCTCGGCCGCGTAATGCCCATGCGGCACCGCCACCGCCGGGTCGGTCAGGGACGAGCCAGGGCAAGCCGCGGCAAAACCCTCCAGATGGAGGACTCGGTGCTCGGCACCGACCGCGGCGGCGATGTCGGCGGCGGCCTGCAGCTCCCGCACATGGCGTTGGCCGTAATCGAACGACAGGCACAGCAGCTCGCCGAGATCAGGCTCGTAAGCCAGGGTCGCGGAGTCCATGCCACCGCTCAGGATCAGGACGGTCTTCACGTCGGGGTCACCTCCGCGTCAGGGGTCGGGTCGGGGGCCAGGTAGAGGCCAGGATCGCCGCCATGTCGGCGGTACTCATCCAACAGCGCGCGCCAGGTCCGCGTCAGGAAAAACGCCTCGTAGGCGCCCATTTGCTTGGCGTGGCCGTTGCCGCCGGGCGCGTCACGGGCCAGCTCATAGTCGTAGGCATAGCGGCCATCGAGCCGCGAGACGGTGCGCAACGCCGCACGCACGGCAAAGGCATCCGGCCAGCGCACCGCCGACAGCCAGGTCGAGGAGTCACACGAGTTGACCGGGAACGCATTGAGCAGGGCGTTCGGCGTATAGCCCAGCAAATGCACCCACAGGTCCGGGTAGCGGCGGCGGCGCTCCCAGATCGTGGCGAGCATCCGCTTGCGCGACTCGGGCTCGGCCTGCACCAGATTGCCGACACAGATCCGGTCATAGGCCTGGGCCAGCTCGTCGAAATAATCCCAACCATCATTGAGCGGGTGATAGACCGGGATCGGCCGCAGACCCTCGGCCTCCAGCATGGCGCGGGTCCGAAGCTTGCAATCTCGGCCGCCTTGGTCGATCTCGATGTAGCCCCAGCAGTCGTCTTTCAGGGCAGACACGATCCGGCGATAAGCTTGCAACAGCTCGGCGAAGCCATCGATCTCGTCCGGGGCCAGGGCCAGCGCCTGCTCGAGCGGGACCTTGTTGCGCCGGGCATGCTCATTGGCCAGGTTAAACACGCCCGAGTCGATCAACAGGTGGTGCCCATCGGCGATCCAGCCCTGCAACGTCCCGAGCGCCTTCTCGCCGGTAATCTCATTGATTGCGATCAGCTGGTGCTTCGCCCGCCCAACCGCCCACTGCAAGGTCTCCATGCTGTTGGCCAGGAAGTAGCAGACATCCTCCCGCGGGTCCCAGCGCCCGCCGGTGCGCTTAATCCTCGGCAAGGGTCACCGCCTCCTCACCATGCACGTCGGCATAGCGGTCCAGCAGATGCCCGGCGGCATAGGGGTCCGGCTGCACCATCACGAACGGCGCTTCATCGGCCTTCATCGACAGCGGCACGAACGGGCCCGGGAACGGGCAGAAGACCGCCTCATCCTCGGTCAGGTACTTCGACCAAACCGGCCAGCCGGTCAACACACACTCGCAGATCAGCACATGACGCTCGCCCAGGTACCAGATGTCGCCGGGTTTCACCGCATGGCGCGGATCGGCGATCGACACGTCCAGGGCGGCCAGCACCGAGGCTTTCCGCTCGCCACCGCCGGCACCCTCGCCACCGCCCGCCAGCAGCGCGGCCAGCTCCTCCTCGGAGAAGCCGATCAGGTCCAGATCGACATCGAGTGCGGCCAGGTCCTCCAGCTCCAGGGCGAGGATCTCCTCATTCCACCCCGCATTGAGGGCCAGCTGGTTATCGGCGATCGCGTAGGCCCGTTTCTTCGCCTCACTCCAGCCGCGCGCGGTCACCACCGGGACCTCGGGCAGCTTCAACCGCTGAGCGGCCATCAGCCGGCCATGCCCAGCGATCACCATGCCGGTCTCGTCCCGCAGAATCGGCGCGGTGAAGCCCCACTCCCGGATGCTGGCCATGATCTGGGCGATCTGCTCGTCGGAATGGGTCCGGGCGTTGCGGGCATACGGCATCAGCCCATGGGTGGGCACCATCTCGACCTCGGCCGCCGGCCAGTGCTGGCCATCGAGCGGGTTATCCAGGACCGGTGAAGGCGCGGTCTCGGTGGGCTTGGGAGCAGGGCTTTTGGTTCGGGGCATCGCTTACCAATCAAGACAAATTCAAGGTGAAACACGTCAGCAATCAAACTTTCAACACTTTAGCTACACAAACACCGCGGGGCAAAATCTCCGCGGGATTTACGTTCTGGGAGGACCCATAACATCATAAGGTTATAAATCCCGTTCCGGGCGAAACGGAAAACCGCTCGACGAGGTATACACGAATACTGAAAACAAGTACACGATAGTTTCGGTTCACCCTTTTCACTCATCGACCGCACGCCCGCTGGGTGCGTCACCATCGCACCCAACATCACCAAGCCCGTGGCGCGAAACTCGGGAAACCTTCGCACCGCGCGCCGTCACCGCCGCGGGCACCGTCCGAGCCAAGACCGCACCACACGGCCCAAGGTCACACCAGACGGCCGCCAGGGCGCCAGCGACCACGACCTTGGCCCTTTGCATGGGCCAGCGCGGCAGCGGCGCAGGGAGGCGCACCGCGCGGCTCATCGCTCGCAGACCGCACCGACGTTCTGCTCCTCGCCACCCTCGTCGGTGAAGTCCCACTCCTCGCCCGCGTCCAGGTCCTCAGCCAAGTCTTCGAGATCGGCGTCTTCGTCCATCGGCTCCTCGTTCAACGTACAGGCCGACCGCGGTCAGGGGTTCGGCATCACACCGCCGGACCATAGCGCCTTGCGCGGTACGAAACTCCAGCGGGATTCGCGCAGACCCGCGCCAGGCCGCACCAGACGGCCGCAAGGGCGCTGGCGACCGCGAGGGCGGGCATCGCGGCGAGGGGGCGGCGGGGCGGCGGCTCAGGGAGGCGCTCAGAAAGGCGCTCCTAGAAACCGCCAACCTTTGACCCACCTAGGCCGGGGTCGGCGCGGCAGCGGACCGCCACCCTTCAACGGGGCGGATCTTCGATAGAGGACTCTTCCAAAGCCCGAAACATTTCCTCGATTCGGTCTTTGGAGCCCGGCCGCGGCATCAAGTCATCGATCGCGGATTGGGGCATCAGATTGACGGGCGCCGCAGCCCCCACGCGAACCAAACACTCACCAAGCACGGCCAGCCCCGCGGCTAGCATGGTCAACTCCCAGTCACCATAGGCGCGGACCGTGGTCGATGACGCCCAATAATCGGACACGTTTTGGTTGAATTGATAGCTTGATGTCGTAACCTCAAGCCGCAGCGTCGCCATCCCGCCACGACCCGCGTCCCCTCCTTGCGGCCCGGTCGTATCAAAGAGCAACGTGGCTCCTTCGCACGTGTCAGGGCGAATTGCAATCCCACCGGCGGCCATATCGACCTTAAAGGTCCACCCGCCACACTCGGCGTGAAATCTCTTAGCGACTACGGCCATCGAACGAACTCCTGCTTGGTTGGGAAGCGGCACGCCGCCCGAGCCGCACATTCACGACCGCCGTCACCCGGCCGTCCTCCTGCTCCTCGAAGACCGCCTGCGGCCAGAGCCGTTGGATCGCCTCGACCTTGGCCGGGCAGCCGACGTTGATCAGGTTCAGGTGACCGGCGAGCCGCAACAGCTCGTCGTAGGCCCGATGCATGCGGGCCATCTCGGTTTGGACTTTCTGTTCGTAGGCGGTCATCGGTCAGTCCTCTCGTCTTCTCGTCTGGGTTGTTCTGGGCCAGCGTTACAACCGCTGGCGCACGCGCGATCGAGTGCTATTCACTCCTGCTTGGTTGGAACGCGGGCCGGGTCAAGGGCGATCGGTTGAAAAGACATGGCAGGGCCTCTGCAGCACAAACACACAGCACCAAAAAATGGACCGACGAGTAAACGTTACTTATCATTTTGCATCATTTTGTGTTTTCCCAACGTCACCACTTTTACTCACCCGCAACACTTAAAGGGGCGATCAGAATTTGGGAACCTTTTCGTTTTTGCGTTATTTTAAGTTTCAAAGACTTACCTACTTCGTCCTAAAAATCTCCATCAGTACGTGGATTTCTTCCTTCGTGTGGGTCCGATCG